GGTGGTGATACAGAAACTACTGAAGAACCACCAGTAGAAAGATTTATTAGAAATAGAGATTTAGATTTATTAGTTGAGGACGACCTAATAAAAGGTAAAAATATTCTAGACTTATCCAAAGGAAGACAGTCTTTAGGAAAAATAGAAGATGAGTTAAATTCTTTACTTAAAGAGTAATTTGTTTATAACGTAATATTTATCTAAAAAGAATATCATGACACCATTTGGAAAAATTAAATCTAAAATAGAGTTTTTGTTTGAGTCTAGCTATGGTACTGATTCATTTAAAAAAAATTTAAAGGAGTTTAAACTACATATTTTAAACAAAAAAAATATCAGTGAAATATATTATTTATATGACGAATTATCTAATAAAAATGACGTAAAAGAGTCAATAGTAGAAGATTATATAAATAATACTTTTGAAATTATCAGTAATCATCTTGAGTCAAGTAAAGAAGATATTATCAAATTATCTAAATGGATTGATAGTAAAATTAATGAAGATGTGGATAACACATATGTTGATATTGATAACGTTTTATACAATAAAACCAATGTTAAAAGTCTTGAATCCGTTTTATTATCTAAAAATAAAATAAAAGAATCGTTGTTATCCAACAACACTATTTTAGAAAAAACTTCTTTAAATATACCTATTTCATCTATGTTGAAAATCGCCAATAAAACATTAGAGAAAGAATATAATAATTTAAGTGAGTCAGAAATTAATGAGATTAAATATTATTCTTCTTTAAATAAAGAACAGTTAATTAACGAAATTGAAAATACAAAATCTATAGTTATAGATAAGTTAAAGGTAACTTTAAATGAATCCGTAGATGAAGAATTAAACAAAAAAATCGAATCTACAATCGAAGAAATAAACAATAACACCCTTACAAAACACTCCCTTTACAAGTTAAAGCAATTAGAAAAAGGGTTATGAGAAAGTTTTTTACGTCTTTGCTGGGTGATGTAGATGGACAAAAATCATCAAAAAGGTTTATTACTATTTGTGCGTTTTTTATGATGTGTGTCGCATTTATTGCAAATGTATTTATGGATATACCACTACAAAAATATGTATGGGATGGTATGATGTATATTGTAGGTGCGGGATTAGGATTTACCACCCTTGAAAAGTTCTCAAGGGACCGAGGTTCTGAATAATGATTATGAATCGTTTTTCTTCTTATTTATATAAATCGCCTTTTTCTTTTTTTCTCTTCTGTTTACAGAGTCCTTGACGTGTTCTTTCCTATCCCTAACTTCTTGGTGCAATTTAGTTCTATAGACTTTATTTTTATATTCTTTTAAAGCCCTTTCAATACCATTTTTACCTTTTACATTAATTATTAACATTCATATATAAATATGAAATTTTTGACTATTGTACATATGTATCTTATTTTTTTATCAAAACCAATAAAAATATAAAAAATGAGATTTTATGAAAAAAGGAAAAACGAGCCAATTAAAAATTTTTAATAACGCAAAATGTTATTATGGCACAGTTGACGCAATAAAATTAAAAAGTATTTACATTGTACTACAAACGTGGGTTGAACCAACACGAGATTTAGAAAATTGGGACAGAGTAACAAGTTCAATAAATCGTAACATAAAATTCACACTTAACGAAATATGTAATAAAAATACTTTTGAATCATATTATATCGTAGACTTAGATTTAAGAAGTTCGGGTATACAAACAGGCAAACGAAGTTTTATGAATTTAGAAATAACGTTATACTTGAAAAGTACATTTGATTTTAAATCAAATGATTTAAAAAAAGAAATAAAAGAAATCATATCTTCAATTTATATAGAAAATATAATGAATACGAAATATTTTATTATACACAAAACAAAAAAGACAAAAGAGTTGGTCTGACATATTTATAGTAAAAGATTATGAAAATTTTAGGACCAACCGATATCGGAAAAGGTATTTTAGTAGAATGGGATGCTGGAACAATTAACCCAAACGACAGTCGTAACGCTCAAATTATAAAAGAATCGTATGGACAGCTAGACCATAGTAAACCCTTTGAGTTTTATGCTACTTTACAAAAGTACGACACACCCAATAGAAACGGAAGAGTATATCCTGAAAAAATTTTACGTAGAGAAGCTGACGTTTATAAAAAAGCAATCGAAAAAGGATTATCAATATCCGAACTTAACCACCCTGAGTCATCTTTAATAGATTTAGATAGAGTATCTCATTTAATAACGGATGTATGGTGGGAAGGTAATACACTTATGGGTAAAATAAAATTATTAACCTCACCAGGTTTTCATGAAAGAGGTGTTGTATCATGTCCTGGTGACCAAGCCGCTAACTTAATGAGACAAGGGGTTACTATGGGTGTTTCTTCTCGTGGTGTAGGTTCCCTTGTTAAAAAAGGAGAAAGAAATGAAGTACAAGATGATTTTGAATTAATCTGTTTTGACTTGGTTTCATCACCTTCCACACCTGGGGCTTATTTATTCTTAAATAAAGACGACAGAAATAACTATGAAGAAAATATTGAAGAAGAAACTAATCTTAGAGCTCAAGAACCAAGAATTGACGGTGGTTTAGGTAAAAGTGTTGACTTAATGAAAAAATTAACCGATTATTTAGGATATTAATTTAAACAAAAAAATAAAATGGACGAAAAATATTTTGTAGCAAAAGTTCAGTATGACTTAATTGATGAAAACTCAGGTAAGATTAAAAAAATTAGAGAAGAAAAGTTAGTAAAAGGTTATAATGTCACTGATGTAGAATCAAAAGTAACTGAAAAATTTAAAGACTTTGTTTACGACTGGAGAATCACAGCGTGTGTTGAAAGTAAAATTGATGAGGTTTACGAATAAATAAGGTCTTAAAAAAAAATATAAATCGGGTTAATACCCGATTTTTTTTTGCTAAAAGTTAGGTAAAAAACACTTTTTTACTATTTAGTATATTTATTAAAGAATATAATAAACTTTTTTGCAAAAAAATTATGGCAAACAAAAAAAATTTAGTCGAAGAAGCTTTACTGCAAATGGAGAATTTGCAAGAAGCCATTAGTGAAAATGCAAAAGGAATACTTGCTTCTACTATGAAGGAAGAAATCAGTGAATTAGTAAAAGAATCTATGTCCGAAACAAATGAGGACGATGAGATTGAAGTGTCAGATACTGAAATGTCAGAACAAGAAGAACTTGATTTAGACGTTGAGGTTGATGACGAAGATGTTGATATGGAGGACTTAGGTCTTGAAGACCTTGAGGATGAAATAGAAACTGATAATGATGGGTTAGATTTAGATAATGAAATGGGTAACGACGAAATGTTATCTGTTGATTTACCTGGTGATGACTTAGAAGTAGATGATGAAGAAGAAGTTCTTTTACCTCTCGATTTAACATCCGCATCTGACGATGAAGTCTTAAAAGTTTTTAAGGCAATGGGTCAAGAAGATGGAATTATTGTCAAACAAGACGGTGATGACATACACTTAGCTGACGATGAAGCCGATACTGAATATGTTATTCAGTTGGGTGAGTCTGAAGAAACTGACGAAACTATGGGTAACCACTTAGGTGAAGAAGACCACATGGAAGAAGGTGAGTATACAGAAGAAGACCACATGGAAGAAGGTGAGTACACAGAAGAAGATGTTGTTTATGAAATTGAGATTGGTGAGGAAGATTCAGAAGAAGAAGATTCAGAAGAAGAAGATTCAGAAGAAGAAGATTCAGAAGAAGAAAAGGGTGAAACTAAAGAAGGTTCAGCTCGTTCACATGTAAATGGTAGAGCAACTAATTTAAAACCTGAAGGTTTTCCAGAAACCTTAGAAAGAGCGGGAGTGAGAGAAAATAAAAAATTAAAAAGTGAGTTAACTCAATTAAGAGAAAAAAACGAAGAGTACCGTAAGGCACTTAACGTATTCAAAGAAAAACTTAATGAAGTTGCTATTTTTAATTCTAATTTAGCATACGCTACTCGTTTATTTACTGAACATTCTACTACGAAAAAAGAAAAAATAAACATACTAAGACGTTTCGATGGTGTCGAAACTCTTAAAGAATCCAAATCTCTTTACAAAACAATCAAAGAAGATTTAGGAGGAAAAGAAACTACAGTAGTTACGGAAACAGTACAATCTAAAGTTCAAAAAACTCCTTCTAATGGTTCTGCGAATAATTTAATAGAGAGTAAAACTTATGAAAATCCTCAATTCTTAAGAATGAGGGATTTAATGAGTAAAATAAAATAAATTTCCTTAAAAATATATTAAAATGGGAGCATTATTAGAATCAGGTCTAGTTGGTAACATCGGTCTTAAGCACCTTAAAGTTATCAAAGAAGACACAATTAACAAATGGGACAAGTTAGGGTTCCTCGACGGTCTTAAAGGACACTTAAAAGAAAATATGGCTCAGTTATATGAGAACCAAGCATCATATTTGATAAACGAAGCTGCTGCTTCAGATAGTTCAGGTTCATTCGAAACTGTCGTTTTCCCAATCGTAAGAAGAGTTTTTTCTAAGTTATTGGCTAATGACATTGTTTCAGTTCAAGCTATGAACCTACCAATCGGTAAATTGTTCTACTTTGTTCCAAAGATTCAGAACAGAAACACTGATAATACACACTTACAACCATACGGAGCACCTGGATATACAGGTGGTACATCTGATAACTACGATACAGGTAAAAACTTGTATGACCGTTTTTATGAAGGTAAAACACCTAATTCAAGTCCTGAAGGATTATTTGATTACTCAAAAGGTGCATATACCGCATTAACTAGTACATGTACTGCAGTTCAGTGGTCTGGTGGTACATTAGTACCAGGAGGTACAGTAACCGGTAACACGAGGTCTATCTTAGTATCCTTAACAGGATTCTCAAGCGTGGGTGCTGGTAAATTAATCGGTCCTGACGGACAAGAGATGGATACTGAAGAGTTCCTATCTTCATTAGAAGTTTACACTGACTTACCTACTGACCCAACATACTGGAACTTTAGAGTTGTAACACAAAAATATGGTAAGGGTATTGTACAATATGGTACAAAAACATCAGCACCATTCCCAGGTTCAGGTCCTGGTGGTAATTACGATAACATTTGTGACCAAACTGGTACAATTTACTTAGATATCGACACATCAGTTCCTGCAGAATTCGGTTCATCTTCAACCGATGGATATACAGGTACTACATTTGCTAGTGCACCAACTATAACTGCATCTTGGAGAAGATATGAGACATTGGAGTTTGAAGACGCTATTGGTGAAGTATCATTTGACCTTGAAGCGGTTACGGTTTCAGTAACTGAAAGAAAGTTAAGAGCTCAGTGGTCACCAGAACTCGCTCAAGACGTTTCTGCATTCCATAATATTGATGCAGAGGCTGAATTGACAGCGTTGTTATCAGAGCAGGTAGCTGCAGAAATTGACCGCGAAATCTTAAGAGACTTAAGAAAAGGAGCTGCTTGGTCATTAAGATGGGATTACGATGGTTGGAAGAGAGTTTCTAATGGTTCTATTAACTATAACCAAAAGGACTGGAACCAAACATTGATTACTGCAATCAACCAAGTTTCAGCACAAATCCATAAATCAACTCTAAGAGGTGGTGCTAACTGGATTGTTGTATCTTCAGAGGTTTCAGCAATCTTTGACGACCTTGAGTACTTCCACGTTTCAAACGCGGCTCCTGACCAGGACCAGTATAACATGGGTATTGAAAGAGTAGGTACATTATCAGGTAGATATCAAGTTTATCGTGACCCTTATTTCCCAGCAAACACATTGTTGTTAGGACACAAAGGTTCATCACTACTTGACACAGGTTATGTGTATGCACCATACGTACCATTACAGTTGACACCAACAATGTATAACCCATTCAACTTCACACCAATCAAGGGTATCATGACAAGATACGCTAAGAAGATGGTAAATAACCGTTTCTACGGTAAGATTACAGTTGATGGAGTTAGAACATTTGACTTAAATGAGTTAAGATAATACAACTCTAAACAATAAGAAAAGGGAGACTTCGGTCTCCCTTTTTATTTCTTACAATTTCTACAATTAAGCTTTTCAGTTTTACAGATTTTAGAATCTTTACCATATAACATACAACGAAGTATCATTAATTCGATTCTATGTGATTTAAATTCGTCTTCATCATGTGCTTTATGACCATTTAAAATCGCATCTGTTATTTCAGACTGTAAAATAATAATTCTACTAGTTAATTCATCCTTCGTCATTAGACTCTTCCTTCGCTAAGGGTACAGGAGTAGTCAAAACTCTAATCGCCTTAGAAACAACTTCAGATTCTTCAATATTATATAAACCTTTATTATGTGCATATCTTGTTGCGTGAACTAAAGAAAATAATGCTTGGTCTATATTCATTTTATCTATAAATTCATTTAATTCGTGTGGTTCGTTATAATTGATTGTATTAAATAGTGTATTTGTGTTATTTTCTGACATGACTATTATGATTTAACTAATATTTATTAAAAAAAGGGAGAAAGTAAACATGGACAAATATATTTTATCTGAAGATTTAGCCGTATGGTTTGGTAAGAAAAAAAAGAAAAAAGGTTCTAAACAACCTAAAGGTCCATGGGTTAATATCTGTAAGAAAAAAAAAGGTGGTGGTCACCCACCCTGTGGTCGTAGTGATTCAGATAAAGGAGGATATCCTGTATGTAGGGGAGCGGGTGTTGCTGGAAAAATGAGTCAGTCAGCCAAAGATTCCGCATGTCGCAGGAAAAGAGAGAAAGAAAAAGGTAGGTCAAAAGACACAAAAGGTAAAAGTCCAACGAGGATTAAAGTAAAAAACTATAAAAAAAAATCTAAAAATGAATCAATGTACGTTAAAAATATAATTAGAGAAAGTATAAATAAAATAGTACTTGAAAAAACTCAGATATCCGAAGAGTTACAATATCATTTTGATAATAATATATCAATAACAGATAATATTTTTAGACACGGGAGCGAAAAATATTTTGAAATAGTTAATGAATCTAGAAAATTATATAACAACGGATATCAATTTAACGATTTTGATGTTGAAATTTTAAAATCCGAAGTGGGTACTTTTGTTAACACTACTGAGGGTAAAGTACCATTAGATTTCCCTTTTGAGTATGAAGAAAATTTAAATGAGGGTAAAAAAAAGAAGAAGAAGGACCCTCCCATAGGAAAACCAAAAACAGGTGGCTCTAAAAAATGGTATGTATATGTAAGAAATCCTAAAACAGGTAAAATTAAAAAAATAAGTTATGGTTCATCTACTATGACTGCAAAGTGGAATGACCCGGCAGCTAGAAAATCTTTCGCGGCTAGACATCAGTGTCACAAAAAAAAAGATAGAACAAAAGCGGGATACTGGGCGTGTAGAGCACATAAAGACTTTGGTAAAAATGTTTCAGGTAGGTATTGGTAATTACATGAAGGGTGTTTTTAGTCTTATATTTTTATTATTAAGCTCATTCTTAATGAGCTCACAATGTGATTTATCAATCATAGATGTAAATTTAAATACTTATGAAGCAACTGTTGTAGTAAACAATAGTACTAATTGTGGAAATATTGGATACCAAGGGTCTAACTCGGAGGTAAATATGATTCAAATTGGTGCCCATGTTCCTGGTAATGAGGATAACTGGAATGTAGGTAATTGTGCAATGCAACAAAACAATCACTTAGGATGGATATGGGGACCTAATGCAAACGCGTTACCCGGTAATTGGTCTTCCGATTTTGGTTATGATTTTCCATTAACTGCGGGTGATACTATAGTAATGCAATTAGATTATGAATATCCTAATCCTGCGTTACCTGAAAACTGTTTCGACGAGTATATAGACTATTGGTTGTCACAAGGAGAATGTATTGAGTTTGTTATATGGCAAATAAACTATTCTAGTACTTGGTACCAACAAGACGGTGGTTGGGCGATAGGAAATGAAAATCCAGGAATACCTTATCCGGACCAAGACTGTGATAACGTATGGAGGACGTGCGAAGATGAAAACCCTACATATAGTATCTCTTCACCAAATCCTCCCATTGAGTGTTTATATTCCGATGATGAAATAGGTTGTACCGATGAGAATGCAATTAATTACGATGAAGACGCAGAATTTGATGATGGAAGTTGTGAATATAATTGTATTGATACTATTTTTGTTGAATCTCCACCTGACACCATAGAAATATTTACACCTGCGGATACAATATATACATATATAATTCAAATAGATTCAATTTTTACATTTACTTATATATTTCAAGTAGACACTTTTTATGTTGAATTACCTGGAGATACTATCATTATACAGTTTCCTACCGATACTGTAACAATATTAGAAACTGAATATATTACACAGTATGATACGACATATGTAGAATTACCACCTGATACCATAACACTCACAGAGTTCGTTACAGACACTTTATACGTCGAATTACCACCTGATACTATAACTTTAATAGAAACGATTACAGACACTTTATACGTCGAATTACCACCTGATACCATAACGCTTACAGAATTCGTTACAGACACTTTATACGTCGAATTACCACCTGATACCATAACGCTTACAGAATTCGTTACAGACACCCTTATAGTGACTCAAATAGACACTATAATAGAGACTGAATTAATTTTTATAACAGACACTATATATCAAACACTATTTGATACTATTATACAATATGAGTTTATATTAGTTGATTGTATAACAGGTTTACCTTGTGATGATATCGGTTTATTGAGTTGTGAGAATAGTGACATTTATATACCTAATTCATTTACCCCGAATAATGATGGTATAAATGATGTATGGGAAGTTATAATTAGTCCTGATTGTTGGACTGATGTTGAAGTAAAAATATTTAACAGGTGGGGTGAAAATATATGGGAAAGTCGTGATATAAATAATTTAAAATGGAATGGTAGTTATAAAGACGGTTTATATTACTCACAAATAGATACTTACACATGGACTTTTACTGCAAGAAGAATTAACTCTTCATTTATTGAGAAGTTAGTTGGACATGTTACTATTGTTAGATGATATACAGTCAAAAAAATATATCGAGTAATAAATTTGAGCGTGTTTTTTCTTCAGATGTACCTGAAACTGAATTAAAATGGCACAGAGATAAAGAAAATAGGTTAGTAGAGGTATTAAAGGATACCGATTGGTACTTTCAAATGGACAATGAGTTACCTATACCCCTCAAAAAAGGAGTAAAATTTGAAATCCCTAAGGAGACCTACCACAGAGTAATTAAAGGGACTGGTGACCTTAAAATACTTATTGAAGAATATTAAAATCCGTATTTCGGCTGAACGACCTTGAACTTATATGTTGTGTCGGTATATGCATTCGGGTGAATGTCACAAAAATAATCGACAGCTCTTTCAAATGTTGCGGCTTCGGTTTCCAAAACTACCACATTTTCTTTTAATAGTTGATACGTTCTGTAATTAACTTGAGTCATTTTCAAAAAGTTTTTACAAATATATGGTTTATTTTTTACCCGAACAATATTTTCCTGAACATCTTTTCTTACCATCTAAACCTGGTTTAGTACCTTTACAAACTTGAACAGCATATCCATTAGCATATGCTGAGGGGTAAACGTCATATTTAGCTTCTGCAGCACTTTTACCTCTCGCACATAAAGTAGTGTCTTTCTTCTTCTTTTTTTTCTTCTTCTTTTTTTTCTTTTTTTCCAAAATTACTTGTATCATTTCAACTAATTCTGATTCTGATAATCTTACTACTTTACTCATTTTTTATTTACTATTTGGAACTGTAGTTCACGTTTATAGGTATTAACCTCTCTATCACTAACGACTTTCATGTCTATGAAATATTCGTTGGGTATCTTATCTCTTGTATCAAAAATAAAATAGTAACCTGTTGCGGTTCTATTTATGGGTGTCCAATCTTGGACTTGTACCTCAGTCATCCCCTCTCTAACATATATTCTATAATATGCATCAACATGTGTTAAAACTTGGTTTGCGGTATATGCTTTTTTAAGTGAAACATTAACTTTTCTTATATCTGTGTTAAGTATCTTTTCATCTTGTTTAATACCACTAAAATTAAATCCATAATATTTGGGTTCGTTATCCTCCATTCCGATTTGATATAGTTCAGATAGTGGATACACAACAAACTGATTTTCTACCGGTGTAATCGTAACACCATCAATAGATAAACTCGACCAGTTATCATAAAACAGACAAGGTACTGTAGAGGCGGTAAGACCACTTACGATTACTTCATAAATACCCCTTTGTATTTCACATGTCGGCAAGTTTTCAAATCCCGGTACAACAGACCCGTTTGAATCTAATATGTTTACTATGGGTGTGTTATCTAATCTTTGTGGATTACCGTATCTAAACGAATAAAGATATAGTTTGTTTTCTCTTTGTTCGTAGAATGTATGTCTATCGTCTTGTATTAAATCGTTGTATGTGGTTTCCAAAAACGGCTCATAAAAAGTTTGAGTGTGACGAGAAAAAAATCCGACAGAGTAATTCTCTGTCATACCTGATATATTTTCAACCTTAGGAACAAAAGATACCCCCCACCCTGTAACACCTGTTGTAGAACCTGTCAAAATATCATTTATTTCATCAGTCATATCAAAATATATGTCTTCATTACCATCTTCAAAATGTTGTATGTCGACAATTGTTAATGCTGAATAATTTATTCCCGTATTTCCTGTTGTTTGATTGGTGTTGTCATATATCCCATTATATGACCAATTATCTACTGTTGACCTTTGATACCAATTGACCGGTCTATCAGAAAAAGATTTATCCGTTTCTACCGCGTTTTTTACAGAAACAGAATTACTGGACCCCATAGCGTTACCCGCATAATAATCGTAACCGACACCCTCATCCCATGTTTGGGGGTCACCAGTATCACCTGAAGTTTTTGGTATTCTATATAAAACCAAATCAAATGATGTGGCTCTACGTCTCCCGTTTGACCATGTGTCGTTTAACAACTCTTTATCAAAAAATGACGTATTTGTCATCTTAAGTTTGTGTGTTAAGTTGTAACTACACCCGGTTGAGATTTCTCCGTTAGATATTTTCTCCTCCAAGTCTGTAATGTCCAAATCAAAAATAAACCTACTAAACCCTGTGGGGGAAATAACATTGTCGACATTACCAAAAAACAATTCTACAATAGGATTTTTACCTGTATTAGTATAAGAATTACTTATTATGGTGTCATTTTTACTAAAGTAGGATTTATGTATGGACATAAGTATTTTTTATATAAATACTTAGTTAATTCGAATTTGTCCATTCAAAATATTATCATAAGCCTTTTCAAGTCTTTCTATAATGTCTGACAATTTAGTTCCGTTTGTTGCTGTAGTAATTGGAGATAATCCAGGATATGCATGGACGTGACTCCCCATATATTGAACGATTAGATTAAGTAATTCCATTAACTCTTCTCCCCTAACTATTGCTGAAGTTTTTGGTTTAACGTCGAGAGATATAAAATTTTCACTAATTCCATATAGGGAATCATTTAACGAGATTTTACCTTTTGTATTTTGAGATTTGTGAGATAATAAGTATATTTCATCACCACCAATAACACCTACAGTTCTATTTATTGGTCTTATTGTTTCAGGTTCAAGAATCTGTTCTTTAAATTCTGTTGGTATTTTTTGGCTACCATTTTTATCGTAAACTAAACCTTGTCCTGGTTTTAAATCAGACGGACTTATTTTTATTCCCAACTTTAAATTATTTAAATTAATTATAGTTTGACCATTTAACGTCGCTCCTGTTAACGAAGAATCTAATTTCTCTTGTAATAAAGGATTTAATCTATAATAAAAAGGATATATATTATCAAACTTTGTGGGGTTAATTACTTCTATACCTACTGTATTTGTGTCTGCAAGCTCTGAGATTTTATTATCCCTAAATTTTGTTATAGTATCATTAATTAAATCTTTAACTTTAGACATATTTTTATTGGTGAATTTTATTCGAGTGTTTTCTGTTTTATTTAAAACCGGATAATATGGGTTTTCTACCATTAAACTAGAGTAAATATCTCCATGAACTTTATATATTACAATGTTACCTGTAAAAGAAGAAAATGAATTTTCAGAGTTATCAATATTATATTCAATGAGATATTGAATTGGTTTGTCTTTTTCTATTGGTAACAGTTTTTTTATTGGTTCCTCTTTTCTTGTTTCTTCGTTAAATTTACTTAACTGTATAAAAACCCTGTTTTCTTCTGCTACTGGGTCAACATTCTTTACGAATTTTTTACTTTTACCTGACCTTAATAGTACTTCGTTTTCTTTAATGATGATGTCCGAACTACCCCTACCATAAAAACCGATGTCCTTTGGTTCCGCAAAAATTCCGTTAGTTGCGTTTCCAACATCGTTTATATTAACACTATTAACTTTTTTGACTACGTCTTTAAATTTTTTATTCCTTGTACCTAAATCTAAATTTGTTACCGCAGAGTTATAAACCTCTAAGTTAGAACTTGTTGGTGAACTATACACCCCACCGATATAAAACTTATCTTTATCACCCTTTCTAGTTATATTACTAAAAAATAAATGAACATACTCTTCAGGTTTAGGTGGTATATTAATAAAAAAAGGTAATAATGGATTATATACGAAGGGGTCTTTTGAATCCCACTCCTTATAATTTACTTTTCCAAAATTCTCATTGGCTTTTTCTCTGTCTTCCGTGTTTTCGGTTTTTAAAACCGCTCGTATACGACCAAGTCTAAGAGGGTCATTATTATCAATACACTCACCTCGATAAATAATTTGACCTCTAATTCGGTCTTCTGACTGAGTATCTTTATTATTCATCTATTATTTCTTTTTTTATATTCTTTTAATATGTTGTTGTAATTTTCTTCTAAAGAATCTAAATGATGTGTTAATTTTACAAGTAATTCTTTTGTGTCATTAAAATCCTCACCAATAGATTTAAGGGCGTACTCTAAATCTTTATTAGGTAACTCTTTATAGTCAAGTATTATTTTTTTTATCTTATCGTCCATTCTTAATAATTTTTACCTGAACACCTTATATAACTTGTCATTACTAACCCAACAGGTACTGGAGCACACCACGTTTCCGTTTTTGAATTTTCTAAATGTTCGTCATTAACTCCTTTTATTTGTTGTAGTATTGACGGAAGCACTAAATTAGGAGAACCATCAGGCATGTCACCGGTAGGTAAACCTAATTTTTGTAAGTTCTCAGTAACATTAGTCATTGCTCTTATAGGTGAATACCCTGGTAACGAACCAGAAAACGCCAAGGCAAAATTGGGTATTCTACCTCCACCTAAACCTGAAACCGCTAAATTTAATAAACTTAATATTTCATCAACAACGCTTTTACATTGTCTCCAATCAATAACCGCCGAAGCGAGTTGTACAAGTACATATAAGATACTTGTTATAATTTTTATCTGAGCGTTTTTTGACTCTTTTACTATATCTACTAATAATGTCTCAACAAGTTCACGTAAATTCTTTTTTAATTGTATAAACAACTCCTCAATAAAAATAGAACCTATCTTACTTACTAAATTTACCATAAAAGACTTCATATTATCCATAAAAGTTTTAAAATCTTCAATTAAATCAATTACAGGACTTGATAATGATTTTAATACAATCATTAGACCTAGTATAGACTTAGGACCGAGCATTGTCATTACTACGGCTTTCGGTATTATTTTTAAAATGTCATTTTTAATAGCGACGTCTAAATTTAAACCATCAGGTAAATTAAAAGACCAATTTTCGTCTTTAGACAAGTCCTCCGCAACTGTTAAAAACTTATCAACCTTTTGATTTTCCGGAACCCTTCTTATTACTTTTACTGAGTCTGATATAAATTCAGAATTAACTGGAAATTTTACAGTTCCACAATCTTCAAATTCAGTCACACCATTTATCATATTTTCAACATCACTTTCAATATTCCTGAGCTCAACAGACGATAATTCAAAAAAGCTTTGGTCTAAAGACTCCAAAGCCGATAACTTAGAATTACCACTAACATCTATTTCTTTTGTACTATCAAAACAAAGACCTAAAATTCTTTGTATTATTTTTTCAAATTTTGTTTGTTCAGATTTTTCTGAACCACTAAGATTTACAGAAATGTCAACAAAATTAGTTAATAAATTTAATATTTTAACTGATAAGTCATCAAAATTAACTATATCTATAGAACCATAATAATCTCTCAAAAAATCAGATATTCTATTACCATTAGGTCTATTTTTAAGAGTAACCTCTAAAAAATCACCATTAAATGTATTATTATTTTGTACATATGAAGTTACATATTTAATATTCATAATACCTAATCCAGAAGAACCTATATAATCCGCACCATTTTCTGATTCAAAAGAAAAACCTTCATTTTGTAATCTATGATATAATTCTTTATCCATAGAAAACGGATGACTCCCATTCACAGGTTCATTTATTTCGTATAATAATTCGTTATTACCTTCATTAGGGTCTTTGTTAAGTAATTTAAATAAATCTATTTGGTTAACTCTAATGTATATTTTGTTTGAACCTTCACTATCTACGTTACCTATAAATTCTTGTTCTTGTGAACATCCTGCAGTTTTCATTACCTCATTAACAAAAATTTCAGACATCCTACTTTTAGTGTTTTGTGAAGCCGTTAAAACCTGACGTATTAAAAAATCTACAGAATTAGTATCTCGAACTTTTGAATATTTTTCTGAATATTTTTCTGAAATTTTAGTTTTAGTATCTTTAACACTTTGATTAAATAAATCTATTAATTCTTCGTACTGATTTTTTACTCCGTCCTTTATCCTATTTTTTCTCTCTCCTATTTTTCCTTCAATATCATTTAAGGACTCTAAAGATTTTGACTTTTTCTCTTCAAAATTATCTCCAAAATCTGATGATTTTTTTAATTGTTTTTCAGTTTCCGTTGTGATAATTGTTGTCTTATAAGCAATAATTTTTGAGTTAATCTCATCTAACCCATCCTTTAAATCAATAGCCATAACATCAATTTATTTTATACCCACTATTGTTTTCTTTATCTAAATCTTTATCAATTAATGCTTTTAAAACATCTTCATCCATTTCAGATAGATTAAAATCTTCGTCTGTATTACTATTAGATTTTTCCCATATTGTCGATTGTAATTTAGATAAAGTTAATTTTTTTTCGATAGTGTCGTTTATGATTTTTTGCTGTTCTTTTAATACAGGACCTATAACTATCATGTCTTCAGAATTTTTTAACATAGATAACATTTTGTTCTGTATTCGAACCGCAGTTGCTCTCTGTTCAACTAGTTCATTATAAATTTCTTGCATAAGACTTAATACTGAATCTTTATTAAGTGATATTTGTTTTTTTTTCGGTCTACCCATAATATAATAAATACTAAATTTTATGGTTTTAAAGACTATTTAATTTTTCAATCAATTCAAAATACAAATTTTTATATTTTTTCATAGAATTTCTTATCTCTTTTGTTGTCATATTAGTCATTTCTCTAATAGATAATAAAATAATATTTTTATTAAATTTATTATTATCAGTACCCACAAATATCTCTTCATAATTCTCAAATAACTCTATAAGCGCATAACCTAACTTAATCTCATTATTATTTAAATCGTTATTATTTATAAATGATTCAAGTTCTATTAAAAATTTTTTTATAACGTCTTCAGGTAAAATATTTTCATGTTCTATAAAATATATCATATCGGGTCGATTTTCAATTTTAGTTGAAATATCTTCATATGAAATTTTTCTGTTTTGTTCTTTTTGGTCTTTTATTATTTGACCCATCAAATAATTTTTACAAATGGTTCCAAAATAAGAATACGCCTTTTTATTTTTATCGGGTTTAAACTTAGATACTTTGGTCATTAAAAAAGAATGAGTATCTTGGTGTATCTCTATAAAATCCATATCTTTACGATAGAGTTTATATCTACGTATTATGGACTCAATCATTTTATCAAAAGGTTTTTTTAAATACTCATTGTATATTTCATTTTTTTCATCCCACGTACTCGCGGTGAGAAACATACGAACAGCAGTCTCCTCCCTCACATCAAAGTAATTTTGACTTTTAGCCTTTCTACCTCTTTTTTTTTTATCTTTACTACCTTCCGTATTTTCTGTAAAAAACATTAAACATTCACTACTTCATATTTTATATTTCTATCCTCTTTGAAATAATACTCTTTTTTTGCTGAATCAATCCAAAACTTGACTTCGTCCTCAGTTAATTGATTATTCCCGTATTTATAGTCCCAAAATATTGAACCCTCTCTCATGTTTGAGTGTCGATATCCAATTCTAGGTATAGTCATAATCCTTGCTGAGTTATATGTTATCCTTAATAAAAACTCATAAACAAAGGTTAATTTCATTGATTTCTTAAATCCACCAAAAGAATCGAATATTTTTTTCTTAAATACCATTCCACTTGATTGGAAGTTTTGATAATTCATTAAAACCTCATTAGTTAAAATACCAATCTCAGTGTTCATATTAGCAGCAAATGTCGCTTCATTTGTAAATCCAGCAAACACACCTTTTTCATCAGTATCTACAACTATAGGTAAAAACCCATCAAAATCAGGATATGATTTTGTGTATTTAAGTACATTTTTAAACCATATGTTTGAGTATTCATCATCAAATTCTAATATACTAACCCATTCATTTGTAGCATTTGTAATACCTAAATTTACTTGTGTACTAAAGTCTGTATCTTTATTATTCTCAATAAAACTAACTGTTAACCCACTATAATCAAAAGATTTAATTTTACTAACCAAACTTTCCTCATCAGAGTGAACAAGTACTACTTCTATCTCACCATCAGGTAAATTCTGATTAGTTATTGAAGTAATTGAAGATTTAAATAGAGAATCGAAATTTTTATGTTTAGATGATTCTATTGGTAATATTACTGATATGTTCATAATTTAATTTTCTTCTTCAACTTTTAGTTTATCAAGTTGTGATTCAAACACAACTTTACGACCTTGTAGATAACCATCAAACGTTTTGGTCAAATTTTCTGTAAATTTATCTATATTAGAGTAATTAGATGCCGTTTCTAAACCTTTTTCATATAATTCGTCATTAATGTTGTCTTCCAACCAATTTTGAATAAATTCGGCAACAATATCAGGGATATTATTTAACTCATATGTCCAAACTCCATTATTATCGTTCATCCATGATGGTTTCATATTTGGAACCTTTCCTATAACGGGTGTTTTAGACATCATAGATTCAATAGGGAATGTTCCAAATCCCGATGTATCATCGACCCATACCGAAACGAAAGAATCTCTTAAATATTCCGCAAATTCTTCTTGATTCAATCCTCTCATATCTCTAAAAGTTATCCATCTATATTGTGGGTATTTTAAATAAAAAGTTTTAATTATTTTCATAGTGTCCCTTTGCTCTCTAGTGTGTATAGATATTATTGGTTTTGACGGTAATTCTTTTTTAGTAAATTGTTCAGGTATAAACGGTTCAATAATATCGACACTAACATTTCTCATTACCTCTTCTATATATTTTTTTTGTTCTTCACTAGTCGTTATACACTTTACAAACCCATATTGTGACCAAGTAGTGCCTGGTTGTAGTGTTTCTAACATATGGTCATATGCCTGACACAAAACAATTTTACCACAAGATAGACCGCTTAATTGGTCTAATACGTGACCATATATTTCAGGGACAACTATAAAATCCTCAGGAGATATCTTTAAATTTTGCTCTTCAATACTTTCATGAGGTAGTTCCATATACTCCTCACCCATCCAACTCGAAACTCCGGAATAATCGTTTTTTTCATGTATAATAAATGTGTTAAACCCATTTTTCTTCAAAGTGAGAGCTATTTTATATATCTGTCTAACACCCGCTTTGGCGTTTCCTTTGGTGTCCTGAACCATAAAGTATATTCTAGCAGTTTTATTATTTAAATTATCAATAGATAACTCAACTTTTTTAATTGTTTCTGAATCCATATTATAAATGTTTTAATATTTGATGTTTTAATAAAGTATTAAAAGCCAACTTAAAGGGAATACTTAAATTTTTAGTAGAATGAATACCTAAACTACTATCAACTTCTTCTCTTTCAGTCATTAAAATTTCTAACATCATTTTTACAACTTCAAAAGAAACCAAATTAACTGTTTGTTCAGTGTCACCACTAACATTCATATCGACGACATTACTAACAGTGTCTAAATCGATATAATACATTTCACCACATACGTTTAACATACTATAAAATATTTAATTTTTTAAAAACATCACTTAACTCAGTTATCTCATTAATATTATAATTTGAATTAAAATCAGAATTGTAAGTGGTGTTAACTTTTATGATTATTTTATCCTTACTTTTCAACTCTAATAAATCAGGGTTTGATGTAATGATAACATCGAACTCATCAAAAGTATTTAGTAAAGTAATTTTAGAATAAAATTTTATGTTTTCAACTAAACAACCATACTTAGATAAAAAGAAGAGTGTTGCCGGTTTTGATTTACCTATTTCATCTGAAATAACAAAAATTTCATTATTATCACGTAAAGATTCGTAGTAATCATTTAAAACATTAAATGTATTATTTTCCATTGATGGACTATGTCCAAATATTTGCATGGGAAAGTCTACATAAAAAAAATTATATAAATCCTCACTTGTCTTAAATTTAAAATGTTCAATTAAGTTCATTGATGTTATGGGTAAGTTTAACTCATAACTAAAACTATCGTTGTTATTTATCTCACTCCATTCTCCAGTACTTTCGTCATACTCAGTTATAATTTCATCTTCCTTATCTTCCAAATAAAATTTTGTATAGACTTGTTCTGCCTTTAAAAAAACGTCTCTAATTACACCATTTAAATCGAACGCAATTTTCATTAGTCGTACTTATCTAAAATCTTACTAATTATCGGGTTTCTAATAATATCCTCATTTTTAAACTCAAATACACCAACACCCTCAATATCTCTAAATCTTTTTAATGCATCATATAAACCTGATTGAGTTTTATCTCGATACCTATCTGTCTGTTCAACGTCACCCGAAATGAAGAACTTAGAATTAAAACCAATACGGGTAAGTAACAATTTCATTTGTGATGGTGTTGAGTTTTGTGACTCTTCAAAAATTAGTATTGAGTTATCTATGTTCATACCTCTCATATATGCCAATGCAAACACCTCAATAACATCATTTTGCTTTAATTTTTCTCTTGATTCTTTACCTATAATTTTATTTAATAAGTAATATGATGGGAAAATGTAAGGGTCTAATTTTTCTTCTAAGTTACCAGGTAAAGAACCTAATTTTTCCTCAGCTTCAACTGCGGGTCTAACGATTATCAGTTTTTCATATGAGTTATTTTCATCTAACAACAAATCAACCGCAGCTCTCATAGCAACAAATGATTTACCAACTCCAGCAGGTCCCGAACAAATAGTTATTTCATTATTAGTTAATTTATTGTAGTATTCTTTTTGATTTTCAGATAAAAACTTTTTTCTTGTTGTTTTACCAACAATTTCTTTTATCACCTCTTTTTTATTTGAGCCGTTATATTCTGTTGTTTTTTGTCTCGTTGGCATATAGTATTATATATTTTATGGATATAATTTAATTATAGATTGACAAATATCAATACATATGTTATTTAGTCTTAATATTAAAAATGTTTTTAATATTATTTATTTGACTACTCACCACTTTACCTTGTCTATAAAAAATAACTCTCCCACACCTCTTAATTATTTTTTCTTAGCAGGATTACCATACCACACCTCATTATTCGGAACATTTTTATTTACAAACGACATAGACCCAATTATACAATTGTCTCCAATAGTTATTCCATGATGTAGTACCGCATTTGTGCCGATAAAACATTTTTTACCTATTTTTGCTCCTCCTATTTTCGCACGACCACTGTCTAAATTATTTGTCATAACTCTAGGTGCAATATATGTATTGTCTCCTACAACACAACCTCTGGCGATTATTACATCGTATCTCAACGTCACATCGTCTCCTATGATACATTCTCCTGATGTTGATACTCTTGAGTCGATATAGCAATTATTTCCGATTACTGTGTTTTTCCTAATTTCTACGAAATTTTTAATAACCGTATTATCGCCAATCACAACATCGTCTTCAATGATTACATAATTACCGATTACAACGTTCTTACCTATTTTACAATTTTCACTTATCTTATTCATTTTCATATATTTTTATCGGATTACCCTTAACTAGAGTGTTAGAAATAATATCTTTAACCACATTTGACCCCATACCAATTAATGTATTATCACCAATAGTTGCTCGATTTCTTATCGTACAGTGTAATTTAATCTTATTGTCGTTTCCAATATTACACCATCCCGCAATTATAGTACCGGCACCAATCTCATTATTGTCACCTATTATTGTGTTATGTCCTATATTAACATAATTCATAATTAAATTATTCTTACCAATTATTGTATCTCCCTCTTCTCCTGACATGATAGATACAAAATTCATGATTGTGGTGTTATCATCGATTATAATAGTTCCACTATTTTTATCACTATTTCTTATCGCACCTTTATTACCAATGACACAATATGGGCCTATGGTTACGTTGTTACCAATTTTTACATTATCTCCAATAATTGATGTGGGGTGTATATTACTCATATGTTTAATTCTTTTTTTCGATGATTTTTATTTGATTTTTATCAATCAAACGCATTAAATAACCTTCTTAATAGTGTAGTACCAGTTTTTGCACACCCTGTTATATAAAATTTGTTCATG